GTAGTTGCCAAATCATAGGCTTGGGTGGTAGTAAAGAACTCCACTCCTTGGCAAATCGTCCAATAACCACTTTGACCAGTGCTTGTCTCAACCGAGCAAGCAATGAGTATTGGAGGCGATTCACCGTCTAGAGGATAATAGCAATCCACAAGGACTCCATTGACACAATAATATTCATCTACATAATCCCAATCGTCATCATTAGTAGGCTTATGGAAAATGTAGGCACCTTCAGTTGCTTCAAAAGGAATAGCACCTGGAAGTTTGGATACAGTATCGAAAACTGTGTCAGGCCCACCGATAACATCATGCCAGTATTGACCTGGCGCGAGCTGATAAGGGAGCATCTTTCCTTCTCGGTAAAGAGGAGCAGCAGTATTGGTGTACATTAAAGAACAACCAACAACTCTGTGATTGTCAACGGAAGATATCACTTGCTCAAGATTAGGCATTGGCAAGTGACAGAAAACTTCTTGGCTTCCGGTGATAAGACCACTCATAGTAATGGTTTGATTTGCAGTGGAACTAATAAGAAGAGCATAGTATCCACTAGGGGCATTGTCAGCATTACTGAGTACAGTCATTGTAACATTGGTACCTGCAGACGCAAGCTTAGTAGCATACGGAAGCTCCAATCCGTTGCTGGTCCATTGAGCAACACCAATGTTAAAATTAGATGCGGCAGTGTAGGTAATATCAATACGAGCATTATTACCAACATCAAGCCAGAAGAAACGACAAGATTCATTTTCCTTTGTAGTGCCACCATAAAGGATTGGGCCATGAGGCTGATAAGCATTGGCGGCATTGGACTTGGCATAAGGAATAATCATGGGACGCCACACGGACTTGGCAGTATCGGTAGAATACCACTTCTCAGTCCATATGGGCGTGGGAGCCGTAGCTCCAAAAACTGAATTTCCTCCAGTGGAAGTCCCATACAGATCGTATTCGTAAGTACTTCCAGTGGGATTTTGATCAGAGATAACAAAAGCACGCAATATAGAACTCCTCCAACCAAAACCTACTAATTCATCACCTGCAAGTTCTCCTGTAGTGGATCCCCAACGAG